TGGTCCAGTGTATGTCATTACACCGGTAGCAGAATCATATGTAAATGATCCGTCACCGCCAGCATCTATTGCAAGTAATGAAGCTTTAGCATCACTATCAGCACGTGCTGTTGTATAGTAAAGATTAGTGGTACCTTCTGAAAGTTTATCAGTCGAAGCTGAATCCAAGTTTTTATCGAAGTCTGAATCGCTTCTTGCTACAGTATAATAAAGATTAGTGGTTCCTTCGGATAGCTTATCAGTTGATGCAGAGTCTAAGTTCTTATCAAAATCAGAATCACTTCTAGCAACTGTGTAGTATAAGTTAGTCGAACCTTCACTTAACTTATCTGTTGAAGCTGAGTCTAAGTTCTTATCAAAGTCTGAATCACTACGTGCAACCGTATAATAGAGATTAGTGCCTTCTGCTACATCACTAGTAGTTTTAGTGCCAAGTGCTGAGTCGAAGTCAGAGTCAAATCCTAAGTACTGACCTTCGAAAGGTTTATTAAATACAAACTTATCACCAGATGCTGAATACGTAAGTGTGGCTGATGCACCATTTATTGTTATACCTGCACCATCGGCAGCTGCAGCATCTGCAGCAGAATCTGCAAGTACTATGTTCTTATCATTTATACTTACTGTGGTAGAATTAATTACTGTTTGCGTACCTTCAACTTGTAAGTTACCAAGTATCTTAACTGTACCAGTATTATCGCCTACAGTTGCAGGATCTATTATAAATTCTGCAGGACCTCTTACCTGATTAAATGTAACGTTATCAGTAGTTGCAACCGGTTGTCCTATTGCAATGACACCAGTTGATGAGTCATATGTTACACCAGTTCCACCTAATAATGCAGCTTTTGCCGCACTATCTGCTCTTGCAACCGTATAGTAAAGATTATTAGAACCTTCAGAAAGTTTATCGGTACTTGCAGAATCAAGGTTCTTATCAAAGTCTGAATCACTTCTGGCAACAGTATAATATAAGTTATTAGAACCTTCACTTAACTTGTCTGTTGAAGCCGAGTCTAAGTTTTTATCAAAATCAGAATCACTTCTTGCTACGGTATAATATAAGTTCGTTTGTTCAGGTATATCTGCTGTGCTAACTTGATTTGTTCCGGTACCAAAGTCGATATGTGTATCATCAATACCGTCTGTTTTTATACTTACTGCGCCTGAAGATACGCTAAAGTGTTCAGTGTTAAATGATGCTATGCCTTTATTAGATGTTGTGGCATCTTCTCCAGATATTTCACCTGATGATATGTCAATACCTTCACCTGCAGAAAAGTGTGCTCTTACTTCTGATGCTGAAGGACCAGTATAAGTATATGTACCAGTAGAAGAATCATAAGTTAATGATCCGTCACCGCCATTATCAACAACTGCCATATGTGCTCGTACTTCAGCTGCACTTGGTCCTGTATAAGTATATGCACCAGTTGAACTATCATATGAAAAACTTCCATCACCGCCTGCATCAACAGCCGCCAAATGAGCTCTTACTTCAGTGGCACTCGGTCCAGTATATGTAAATACTCCAGTGCTACTGTTATAAGCAAACGCACCATCTCCACCGGCGTCAGTAACCGATAGATGTGCTCTTACTTCGGCAGGACTTGGACCAGTGTAAGTGAATACACCAGTTCCAGAGTTGTATGAGAAAGATCCGTCACCACCTGCGTCTGTGGCACTTATGTAACCTCTAATGTCTTGTCTGAAAAATGATGATAGCTCTGATGAGTCGATTCTTATAGTATCAGTGGCTGAATCAAATGCAATACCCACACCGCCGTCAACTGCCTCACCTAAGTCTGATTCGAAGTTTGCTCTCGTATAAACTTGTTCTACATCAAAACTAAACTGACCTGTAGAAGCATTATATGATAAGTCACCACCTGAGCTAAAATAACCACGTATGTCTTGTTTAAAGTTAGCTTCTAGTTCTGAAGAATCGATACTTAAAGTATTTGTTGCATTATTATAAGTTAAACCTACACCTTCAAGTACAGCGCTATCAAGTGTTACATTAAAGTCAGAGTCAAAGTTTTCTTTGGTGTAGACTTGCTCAACATCAAATTGAAATATACCAGTTCCAGTGTCATAAGTTAAATCACCACCACTAGCAAACATTTCTCTTATTTGAGCGATAGAACCTTGTAAGTCAATATTTACTGGAGAACCAGTGCTGTCTTTTGCACCAAAGGTTCCGCCTGAATCTTTTAAGTCAATTCCACCAAGATGTATTGTTCCACCACTTAAATATAGGTCTTTAAATTTTTTGGCACTGTCACCTAAGTCAAATGTACTATCAAGAGTCGGTACTATGTGACCCTTAGTTTGTAATCCAGTCATCACTGGAGTTTTATCAGAATCAATTCTTAATAGTAGTTTATCTGTACCGGGAGTAAACGCTTTTGCTAAACCATTATCAACTAAAAAGTCATAATTTTTAAATGCGCCTTCAGCAGAATCATATACGAGTACCTGACCATCAGATTTAGTCGCAACACTAAAGTCTGAAAAATTATCGATAGACAATCCAGTTTGTGCAGTGGAAATTGGTGTTCCAATGACAATCTTTTTTATGAAGGTTTGTTGACCGGTTGTGACCTTAATTGCCATTATTTCCTCATTTAGTTACTGACGGAGTTACTTGTATTCGGCCTTCAAGAACTCTTTCAACGATAGTGTTGCCCGAACTATCATCGTGAGCTATTTCAACATCATAGACATGCCTTCCGGCTTTCATGGCATTAGTTTGTGTATTGGTAAGAGATAGAGTTGCTGTACCTTCAGTATTACTCGTAATTTGTGTAGTAAATACAGTGGTGTCAGAACTATCACTGTTATAGTTCTTCTTAATTCTACCTGATACAGTATAGCCTAATAGGTTCTTAGCGGCTCCGTTTGTGTCAACTAAATGAAGTTCTATAGTGGTGTCTGTACCTTGATCCAAGGTAAATTCGTGATATTGGGCCATGAAATGTTCCTTATTTCTTTGTCGGACGCGTACGCCCCTGCCATTTAAACTATTTATACAAATTAGGTTTTATAAATAAATTCATGACTAATAAATTATATCCTAAATGCCATCCATATTGGAACGAAAATAATAAAAAAATTAAAAATCCTCATGTTAAAGGAGTAGCTTACACCGCCGAAGGTTATCTATTACCTTGTTGTTGGTGTGATAGAGATCAACCTAAAATAAGACAACAATTTGAGTTACTTGGTTTATACGAAGAAGATTTAAAACTATCTAATGTAGATGATATATATAGTGAAATACTACAATCACCGGAATGGTATACATTTCATAAAATTCTATTAGAAGAACCACATACAGCACCTGATGTCTGTAAAAGAAAATGTAATGAGCCTCAATTTTATCATAAAGATTTAAAAAATGCGTGAATTTTATAATGATTATTTAAGTGCTGCATTAAAATCTTCTGTAAATATAGACTTAACTAACAAGTGTATTTTACAATGTGTATTTTGTATGCGTCAAAGAGAAACTGGTAAAGAAAAAATAAAAAGATCACGTGATATGCCGTTTGATGATTTTAAAAAAATAAGTAAAACATTTAAGAGAATTCATCTATGTGGACAACTTAGTGATCCTATATATCACCCTGAGTTTATAAAATATTTAAAGTATGCAGAACAAAATTCTAATCTAATTGGTGTTCATACTAATGGCTCTGGAAAAAAATTAAAATTTTGGAAAGAAGCATTTGAAGTTAATAACGTTAAATGGACATTTGGAATAGATGGTATAGATCAAAAAACAGTCGAGCTTCATAGAATAGGACAAAAATTTTTATCAGCATTTAAAGCAATGTTGCTAGGATCAAAAAAACATTTTATAAGTTGGCAATTTATTCCTTTTAAGCACAATGAACACCAAATACCTAAGGCAATAAAAATAGCATCAAAATATAAACTTTCTTTTGTTTTATTAAAGTCAAATAGATGGCAAGTTGAAAAACCTATAATCATTAATAATAAAAAAATAAAACCTGATTGGATAGAACCTCCTAGTAAAAGTAATGTCACATTTCATGAAGGTGAGCCAATAAGAGAAATATGGACTAGTGACTAATTTTTTTGTTTTTAAGTGGGGTAACAAGTATTCTTCGAAGTATGTAAATAGATTATATAGTTCCATTTGCAAATTTTATAAAAATAAATTTACTTTTACTTGCATAACAGATAATAATAAAGAAATCAATAAGAATATACAAATTATTGATTATGATACTTTTGATACGTTTGACTATCCGAAAGACAGAGTTTTTACTCGTGAGAAACTTGTGTTGTTTAAAAAATTTAATAGAGGATTAAATGTTTGGCTTGATTTAGACATATTAATACATAATGATATCACTGAAATAATAGAAAAAGAAACAACTAAACCTGTTTTCATATGGAACTATTGGACATACACTAAAGAGTTAATGAAGCATCAATATGGAAGAGGTGGACAATGTTTTGTAAACAGTTCTTTTGTAAAATGGAAAGATAATCAAGGTGAACATATCTATGATTCATTAGTAGATAAAAGTAAATATGCATTCTATACATATAAATCACTAGACAAATATTTATTTTATCAACACTATAGAAAAAATCATTTATCATTTTGGAAAGAAGGATTGTTTTATAATTATAATTTTAATAAAACTTATAATGAATCTGCAGTATGCTGCATATTTAACACATCGCATTTAAAGGATAATTCAGCTTATGAATTGCATGAAGCAAATGACTGGGTACGAGAGATTTGGTCAAGCTATGAGCTTAATAAAATTATTAATAATTGAAAACTCTTACGATGACATAACTGTAGTAGCTCCGGGTAATAACTGGAAAGATTTTGCAGAATCATTAAATCCTAAGAGAATAATAGATAGAGACATGTTTTTAAATTATGAAAATAAAGATGTAATATTTGATGATGTGACTATTAAAGAAAAAACTATCATAACTTTTCATGGCGAAAAACTATATCCTATGAATTTAAAGTTTCCTAATCATAATCATATCATAGTAGTAGAGTTATCAAAGTTAAGAAATGGTAACTTACATTCTGGAAATTGCACAACACATATACCGGATTTAGATTATGAAACTTTTACTCACAGCCATTATCCAACATTGAAAGTTTTTTATACATGAATATAGTATGCTTAAAATGGGGAACAAAATTTAGCCATGAACATGTTAATCGATTATATAAAATGGTTAAAAAGAACTTTACTCATAATTTTAAATTTATATGTTACACAGAAAATTCTTCACAAATTAATGAAGAGATTAAAATATATCCTTTAAAACAAGAGTATGATTTAGAAAAGTGGTGGTGGAAATTAACTTTATTCGAAAACATAGCTGATGAACCTACTATGTTTTTAGATTTAGATATTGTTATACAACGTGATATTTCTAACTATATAAGTTTATGTGATGATAATAAAATAAGAACTATAAAGGCTTATTGGAAACCTCATGCAAGAAACTTAAAACCACAATCGCCGGGTTATGATATGGATTTAAATTCTTCTGTTATGATTTGGAAAGGTGACTGCACTCAAGTTTGGAAAGAATTTTATGATCAACCAGATTATTTTATGTGTAAGTATCAAGGTATGGATTCATACTTATATTTTCATCATAAAAACATACTAAACTTTTTTCCTAAAAAAGAAATATACTCTAGGCTTCATGGTATGGACGAAAAACAAATGTGGTGGTATGAATCTAAAAAGAATTTATTTTATGATGAAAATTATAAAATATGTATATTTAATAAGTGGAAGATGGATAAGCCATTTGGAGGAGAAGGTATCGATGATGATGCGTATATTGGCTTTGAAAAATATTGGAGTGATTAATGGACGAAAGGTACAGCGAAAGTCTTGGTTGGTTTTATAGAAGATATCCAGATAAGATAAAAGAATATATACAAAGTGTGTCACCAAAACAACTTTTATGTAAAAAATGGTTAATACGTAAACTGATTGAAGTACCAAGAGATTTTGAAAATATTCATTTGTATGGTGGCTGGTTCGGATATCCAATCATTGATTATTTGGATAAAACATATAAGATAAAAAGTTTACTTAATATTGATTTTGATAGAACTGCTACAAGAACATGTAATCGATTTTCTGAATTTTATTTTAATCATAATTATGTTAAATCTTTATATGCCAATGTCTTAGAAGTTTCTGGTGATTTTAAAGATATAGACTTAGTTATCAATACTTCTTCTGAACACATGCCTGATTTACTTGATCTTATAAAAAATAAATCATATAATAAATCATGCGTGTTTGCTCTACAAAGTAACAATTTATTTGATGTAGATGATCATACTAATTGTGTTAATTCAAAAGAAGAGCTTATAGAAAAAAGTGGTCTAAACAAAATATTATATTCAGGTACACAGAACATGGAAACTTATAGTAGGTTTATGGTTATTGGATTATTCTGATTCGATATCTTCTATCATCATTTTCCAAAAGTCTTCATTGGGTATAACAAATCCTAGAGTGAGTCTATCTTCATAAGCTCTTGCACAATGCCAGAATAATTTATCTGGTTCATTATTGCTTCCATAATAACCAACTTTTGCGGTCCAACCCGGTCTATCATCTATCGTTATTTTTGTAGGTACCGTTGTATCTTGAAATCTAAAAAAACCTTTTCCATTTTTAGTATATGAAAATAATATATTATAACCGTGAGCATTATGATTATTGTGCCAGCCCATGTAACCACCTTCTGGATAATACATTTTTACTGCACAATGTTTAGAGCCTAATACACTATTAAAATCTAAATCAACTTGTCTTATCCTTTTTCTTATTTCGTCATTTGTGGAATCACAAAAAACTAAATCAATGCCATGTGTTTTTTCTGGAAATCCCTCATGGTTCTTTTTATCTATTGTTTCAAGATATTCATTACTTGTATAATATTCATTCTCATCTTTTTCGCCTTGAACTTTTATTAAAGATTTATCAACACTTTCAAACCAACTAGAATAGTCATTTAACAAGTTAATTAGATCTTTATTTTTTATTTCTAAATTATTCATTTTTTTCTCGGTACAGGTTGATGATATATTACGGCTTCTTGGCCATCAAGTTCTTTTTCATCATATACACAAACAAAATTCCATCTAGCGTCTGGATGTGGAAAGTAAGACCTTTTAATTTTATGTTCTGTTTTATTTTGTAACCACCAATAAGTCCACATGTCCCATTTTCTTAAATATTCTGGATATAAATCAGTGTCCCAATTCCATTTGCCTTCATCTTGTTTACAATATAAAAGCCACCACTGTTTCATGAAATTAAGAGTTTGTGCTTCATTATTATATATGAACAATCCACAATGATCTATAAGCTGGCCACCTTTAAATTTTGATTCTATGGATGCAGCGTATCTTCTTGCTTTTGTTATTGTTATATCAGACTCTATGTCATGTTGTTCAAATATATTTCGTATATCTTCATGCTCAATATAAGTGTCAGCATCTATATAACATGTTAAATTATATGGAGTTTTATCTAAAGCCCAAAGCTTTGCTCTTTTATGATAAGGAACATCTTTTGTTATGATAGTATTAAATAAATTGCTATCACTTTCTTTTACCCATTCAGGATGAGTGAACAGCGTAATGTCTGCTTCAGGCCAATAATCTTTAAGACTTGTTGCTGAAAATCTTGCTGCTTGTATAAATTCTTTGTAATTACTTGCTACGTAAATAAATCCGTTATTTTTCATGTTCTAAAGTTATAAGTGCAGATGCAAATGCAGTTACTTCAAGTAACGTTTTAGCTTTTCTTATCCTAGATTTGAGTTGTCTATTTTTTGAATTTTTAATAATATCAATATCAAAAGCATCGAGTTTAGCTTGAAACAAAGCATCCACTTTCATTCTTTCAATATCATCTTTTTCTTGTTGTTTTCTTTTTTCGTGTTCTTCACGAGCCTCGGATAAAGCATTTTCAGTTAACTTATCTATTTCTTCTATAGAAAAATTTTGAAATATTTCTTCCCAATCAGGATTGCCTTCTTTTGTCTGAGTTACAGCAGCAGTCTGTATAGGTCCATTTTCGAAATGAAACTCACACATGACTTGAGTTTTCTCGTCATTGCCCCAATAGGGATTTTTAATAGTTCTTTTCATAATAAACTCCAATAATAATTAAGCGACTCTCACCCATAATTTTGCTTCAGTAACATTTTCAGTTGATGATTGTACAGTTAAGCCTGTAAATGACCCAGTAAAGAAACCAGTAAAGAAACCAGTAAATGTACCAGTAAAAAATTTAGTTCTACTTCCGGAAAAACTACCTTGAAATGCACCACTAAACGGTGCAAATCTATTATAGTTAGAACTAAAAAAACCTGCAAACGTATTAGTAAAAGTATTAGAAAACGTATTCGAAAAATTTTGTGTGTAAGTTTGATTGGCCACTTCATGCCTTGTATCTGTAAAAGCATCGCCTAGTTGTACCCATGTTCCACCACTGGTTGGTGCACTTGCCTGTACTTTATAAGTTCCTATTCCATTTGCTACTATTCTGTTTCTTAGTCTTGGAGTAAATTTTTTAATTTCTGTATCAGTCATTTCTCTTAATGAACCATTACTGACTACAAATTTTAAAGGTCTTACAGTGGTAGGCGTGGATGCTGGTGCGGATTTTCTCCAAAGTTGTGAAGAATTGGAACCACCAGATACTTTAGTATTAGTAATAGTTCCCTTACTTACCCAAGTACCGTCAGTTGGCGCAGATGGTTGTAGTCTATAACTTCCTACTCCACCTTCATAAATGTCTTGCTGTATGTCGCGAACAAAATCATCATTGACTTCTGAATCAGACATGCGTTGTATATCTGCTGAGCCATCAAGTGCCACTGGTCTTATAGCATCAGTTATAAATTCACTATCACTTCCTAAGTCTTGATAAAAATTAAAAGTGGAAACAGTTGTTATTGCACCAGAAGAAACAGGATGAGTACCTACTGCATCATTCCTTTTTGTATCAACGAAAGAACCTATTAGAGTTAAACCAGTTGTTGATGCTGGATTTACAGATAGTGTACCTACGCCGGAGTCAAGAGAGTTGAAATCTGTAAGAATAACATGAGAAATATAGCCCTTATCGGAAGAATCCATCTCCTGAATAACACCACCTGAAGATGTCTGTTTTAGGACTATGTCCGCCATAATTTAAGCTCCAGCGCCGTGGATAGTTTTCAGTGTAGTTCCATTGACGTCTTTAATCAATAATGTTGACAATGTTTTCATTTGATCTTGACCAACTGCATCATCAGCTATCTTGGCTTCTGTAACAGCATCCGCTTGTATCTTTCCAGTTGATATAACAAGAGCCGATAAATGTTCGCTGTCAACAGAAGCATCAGTATAATGTTCACTATTGATTGCGTTATCAGCGATCTTAGTTCCATCTATAGCATCTGGCTCTATCATAGCAGTATTAATTGTATTTGAAGGCACAAAGAATCGTCCTTGTGATGAATCAAATCCTATAGCATTTGCACTATCTTTTTGAAATCCAGATTTAGCTGTAAGAATAATTCCAGCAGAATCCTGTAAGTTACTATTTAAATAATTTATGGCTTGAACTAAGTCAGAGTCATTTGATGCGCCAACTGCAAGCTGTGTAATATCACCAATATCATCAGAAATATCATTAGTCTTACTAACAAGAGTTGATACTGGATCTGATAAGTTTATAATTGTTTTAGCCATCTAGCTTCTCTACTATTTTAGTTAACATTTTTTTTATGTCACTTACTTCATCTTTTAAATCACTAAGTTCTTTATCTCTATTTAATCTATCAGCTTTACGTTTCTTTGCTGCTTCAATTTCTTCTTTATTTGTATTCAATATGGCCCCACTTTGTTCATCTCTAACGTAGCCTTCGTGGCCTTCAACTTTAACATGATTCATTATACACTCAATGCAATAATCCTTAAGTCTCTAATTCTTGGAACCTTAGCACTACTAATACTTCTAAACACAATTTTTACTTGAAACTTAGTAAATGCAGGTAAGACTCCATTTTGTCCACCTATTAAGTATCTATAATCTCTAAATACTTGTGTATTTTCATCAGTAGGTAGAGTGGTTTCAGGTGCTTGTAAAGTAAAAGGTTTTTCATTTAAGACTTCATCACCTGTGCCGGTTCTAAAATACAGTAAAAAATCTGTTCCATTTGGCCTATTGGCAGTTAATAAAACTTTAAGACCAACTGCATCATTTTCAAGTGTAACTACTTTTGTTAAATGTTTTGCAGCAGAACTTCCACCAGTTGCTGATGTTTCATCGATATATGTTAAAGGTACGTTAAAACCAGATGTTGAAGATGAATCTTGCTTATCAATTAGATTATTAACTAATGATATTGAAGTTCTTTGTAAGTCAATAACAGGTGATACGTTTGAGTCTGCAGTCGCCATTTTTAATTGCATATCAAATGATTTAACACCAGCACCAAGTTCAGCAGTTTCAGCGCTGTCAAATGCAATTATGTATGGTTCAGCTGCTTGGTTATTTTCATTAAGCTTTACACCTTGAAATGTAGATTGTTTTTGAAATGATGTTTCTGTTCCAGCAAAAGATTTTCCAGTGGTTGCTTTAATAGACGAAGCTAAGTCGGTGTCTCTTGGAATTATAGTTTGTGTAATAGGATAAATTAAACTATATGGAATATTTTTTGTAGCTAATACTGCAGAACCGCCAGCTATCGCATCAGAGTCTGCTGCCGAATCAGCTTCAAATTTATATCCTGTCCAGTCAACATGAGTAATTGTTCTTCTACCATTCAAACTCGATGCACTTATTCCTCCAGTTGCAGTGGCACCTGAAATTTCAATAGCATTTCCAACTTGTAATCCATGGCCTATATGTTTAGTTGTTACGGTTGCATCACCTGATACAACTGTAAAGGGATCTGGTAAAAGTTTCTTTTTTGGCACTGAAGCATTGTGTAATATGGCGGTTGCTGATGTGTGTTTAAATTTGGCTTGATGTATAATAAATGCTAAATCTTCATTTTGTGATGCAGTCCAAGTAACACCATTTTGTGAAAAGAATAAGCTACCTAAGTCTGGTTGTTTGTTAACTCTTCTTTCAGTTGAACCAAACTGAAATTCATTAATTTCAGAAACATAAATTCTATAGTCTTTCGAATCTGCTATTACAACCAGAGCATAATCTTCCTGTCCTTTTAAAAATATTGGTTCATCAAATGTAAATACTGTTGAGGTTAGCGCAGGACCTGTTGTATCAACATTAACGCTACCAGCTGGTAACATTTTTGTAGTCCCTGGTATGATTTTATTAGAAGATGGAAAACCGTTAATCATTGGTCTTATTTGTATTTGAACCGGCAATGATGCATCTTTTGCTGCAAAGAATAATTCAACTTTTGTACAATATATTCCGTTTCTTTCGTTAATATAAAACGATTGAGCTATAGGTTGTTTATTTACTTGATATCCGAGAGTGGTTATTGCCATTTGTAATTCCTTTTCACAGCATCTGCTATATTTATACTACTACTAATTAATAAGTTTTCTATGATCCAGCCTGATACGTCATCATATTTTAACTTATATTTCTTAGTGTTTTGATGGTGCTCACTGTGATTGCCATCTCCAAATACTAAAAAATTCATCCATCGCACACACTGCGGATTTCCATCTTTATGTAAGAAATATGTTGTCATACCCTGCCCAACCACACATAATGCAGATGGCATGCAAAATCCGAAAATTATACCTTGAAGACCAAATAACGAATAAAGTAATCCGATATATGATATTATTAGTAAGTAATAATACTTATGAGTAAACATAAGAAATTTATTTTTAAATAAGTACTTAACGTATTTTAATTCAATATTATAATCATAATTTAATGTTAATAAACTTAGTAAGCCTCTATTTGGATCATGAGGATCTTCAGGTGTGTCATGTTTATCATGATGCTTATTATGAACTGCACACCAACCAAACACTGAACCTGATCCTGATAGTAAACCTAATGATGTACAAAAGTATTCTAAAAATTTATTTCTAAATTCAAATGATTTATGTGAATAAAATCTATGAAAAGTTGAAACCATTCCTACTGCCATGAATAAAAAATACATTGCACTTACGGTAACTATATTAGTTAAAGTCATTCCATAAAATAAAATAAAAGATACTGATGCAAATACATTAAGTAAAAGCAGTAATCTTAATTTTATTCCAGAACTTTCAAATATTCTTCTCATTATAAAAACCTTCCTATGAACCTCATTATTGGTCGTGATGTGACTGTTATTAACTTATAGAACATTGATGGATTATTATATTGAGCCGATAGGTAAGCTCTTGAAAATTTTCTTGCAATCTTCTTTGGCATCTTTTTAGCAACCCATGGCCCGATCTTATCATAAGCTTTCATTAAATGTTTATCAGTACGTCTTAACTTTTCACCGTAAACTGATAAAGCTCTGAACTGTTTAAAGTCGATTAAGTTGGCATTAAATGTAGCAGTACAAATGTATGTGCCTCCTGTGCCGCCTGAGCCACCACCTTCTCCACCGACATCTGATGCGCCGCCACCGCCGTTTGGATCACCAGTATTTCCACTAGTACCTTGGCTAGGACCATCAATTTCGTTACCAACACCTGGGTTTCCAAAAGATTGGACACTCCAATGACCATCGATACCAGACTGATTATTTCTTGATAATGACTGTCCTCGTCCACCATCTCCTGAATTATCTGAAGTATCATAAGTAGCATTATCACGTGGCCTATAACCTTGAACATTTAATACACGAGTTGAGGCATAAGTTCTATCAACTGTATCTAAATATCCTAACATGGTATAAGATGCTTTAGCTATAATTGATGCACCTTGTTCATTGTCTATACTTACATCTAAAAGTTTAAACTCACGCGTTCCACATCTTATTTTTAATGTATCATTACTTGGTATTATGAAAGAACCCGATATTGAACCATTAGCATCAGTAGTTAAGTTTGTTGACCCGTCTGGATGTGCAGTTAATCCTTTCAACGTATTACCAAAATCTGAATCATAATCAGAATAAAATTGAAATGTTTCTGATCTCGTAAAATCACTTATGTTATTACCATCAAGTATTGGAAACACTCTACTGTTTGGTCTTAATCCATCAGCTTTAAAGAATACTTTTCTTGATCTCGCAAACGGCAGTAACGCAGTTTGTATTACTCTATCCTCCACAACATCAAGAACTGTTTCTGAACTTACGACTCTATTTACTGTACCACCGATATTATTTGTTCTACTTCCTATACCTAAGTTTTCTACTGGAACTCCACCCCAGTTCCAAGCCCAGTTACCCCAGTTATATGCAGAATTTGTACTTAGTCTTGAGCCACCAGCAATAGTTCTTTCTGAATTAATTGTAACATCTCTCCATTCATCAGAAGCAGGTGATAATGTTACAACGCCTTCATATATGACTACTGAGAAAGGATTTATGTTTATAGACTTTGTTGCTAAATTTTGATTTATATAAGGTTCCTCATCATAGGCTATGTAAATGTTATCACCTTTTCTTATAGTATTAGTTGATGATGCTGAATCATAAATTAATCTTATATTATCTTCAGTAAAAGCAGGCCTTATGGTGTTTTCAAGAGGATCAAGAGCAGCTCTATAGTTTGTTGTTCTAGTATCAGAAAGAGATGCATCTAAGAAATTATCAACAAAGAATCCAGATTTAGTCCTGTCATTTCCTGCAGAGTCTAACACTTGAAAGTGTTTTGTATCAAGTTCTAATGCACTTAATGTTGCCACTTCTTCTAACTTATCAACTCGTTTTTCAAGTAGACCAATATCTTTCATAGTAAATCGCTTATGTTCGATTTTAGTCATTTTAATGTCTGAATCGTTTAATGTATTTGCATTTAACTTAAAATCGTATAAGCCTAATGTTCCTGCAGGTTTTACTGGACTAGTTGCAGCAAATCCTGATGGACCAAAAACTGTTCTTATGATACCATCTTTATCGATTACTAATTTTCCAGCTTGAGGTAAGAAGTAAGTTACATCAGCTGTTACTAAAGAAGTTGGTTGAGGAAGTTCAATTGCTCTCGCTCCAGTTCCACTAGAAGAAAATTCTCCAGCTGAATCCATAACTGATCTGAAGTCTAAGTAGTTATATAGTCTCACCCTAGTTCCATTTGAAAATCTATACTTAGGTATTTGATCATAAGTAACTTGACCGGTATATGAATTAACTGCAAAGAAATCACCTGAAACACCATGTTCAAAGTGTCTAAATTTTACGAATACACCGGGTGATGCAGCTGGAGCACTTTGACCAGCATTAAGTAATAATCTTCCTAATGCATAGTGATTATCTCTTTGTCCATCATCTAGCGTAAATCTGTTTGCGTAACTAACATTACTATCACCAGCTTTTAGTATCTCTTCAACATCAAATATATCAGCTTTAGATAACGGTACAAATTTTTGACCATTTCCATCTGAATCAATTCCAACTGTTATTGAACGTGAGGTTAATGTTTTTGTTTTTATTGTAGCTTGACTTTTATTAACGTAACCAAGTATTTCAACTGCTTGGCTTGCTGGTAAACCAGTTAAAGTAGCTGATGTACTACCAGTTCCTGATATTGATGCATTTAAATAGACATCACTATCTGTTCCTACAATCCAATCATCGGTGTTGGTAAATGTCTCTCCTGTAGCTGAAAGTGATATTGAAGCTTGACCTGATCCATTAGAAGTTGCAGTAAAACGCCTTTGCACTGCAAAAGAAATATCAGTCAGTGATTGGGGTCTTATACGAGGCAAGGCAAATAATGATGTGTTCCTAGATGTTTCTTTTAAAACAGCTTTACTATTTTCAAGTGTAGGTCTAAAATAACTTGATGTACTTGTTCCAATACTCTTAACATTTCTAAAAGCTTGACCGCTATTCATTTGTATATCAAATAAATGGTATCTTAAATTAGTGCCATCTTCGTTTATTGCTTTAACTCTTGCTGTACCAATAGTTGATCCTGTATAATCAAGTCCATCTTTTAAGTCCAACTTTTCAAATACGTTAATATTTGGCAAGCCGAATGCGGCAGAATCACCAAATGTACCATTATCTACAAAAACATAGTTACCAAAGTCCGTGCCAGTAACATCATTGTTAATAGTTATAGTATCAGTTGCTTTGCTTATTCTTAAAGTTGTAGGAAAGTCTCTTGATGCTCTAAATCCTTCAACAACTGCCGTTCCGGGGCTAACTTCTAAATTTAAGTGTGTTGTTGCAGAGTCTAAAGTAAATCTTGCAGTAAATGGTTTTACAAAGTAGTCACCTGAGTTTTCAAATATTCTTCTAGCGACAACTTCATTAGGTACATTATATGCATCATTCGGGCTAACTGCACTATAAATTACACCATCTTTAACTGTGGCTACATGTATAAAGTTTTCATCTGAATCAACATCGCTTTCTTCGACAATAGTTAACTCAATTTTGTATCGATCTGCACCCGGTGCAGTGAGATTTGGTACCGCACCTTGATTATCAAATAATGCTTCATTATCAACAGCAGTAACAATAGATTCAACAGCTTTAAATCCTATACTAGTATTTGCGACATCAGTGTATTTTGAAATTATTTTTGATTGATCTTCGGTGAATACAAAATGACCGCGAGCATAATAGACACCAGATAATAGTGTGATTAATATTCCAACTCCGGTTGCTGGATTAGTAGCGGTATTTGTAGTTTGAACAGTTAATGTGATAGATCCATTGTTTATATCTTCACCAGCTGTCATTCTTATTGTTGATGTTCCTGCAGAGCCGGAACTTGTATTAGTATACTGAACATACAATGTGTCAGGATCGGATCCAGTTGCAGCCACTACCTGTAATACTTTAACTATAACACCAGAAGATTGGCCTGTAAAGGAAGTGCCTACTAATGTTGATGTATCAGTAGGAAGAGTATTTAGAGTAGTATTAAGTTTTATGAACTCATATTTTTGGTTGATTGTTGCACCACCCGGTTTTACAACGGCACCTTCTTTAAATATATTATTACCAAATTTTGATATTTGGTCTTGTAATATTGTTTGTAATTGAGTTAATTCTCTTGCTTGTAGTGCTTTACCTGAATTAAAAAGTATCTTATGAAAGTTTGCACTATCGGCAAAATCATCTTTATACGTACTTGGAAAGGTGGTTTCAGTTAAATTGGTTGCCATAGTTTATTCCTTACAGTGATATTACAACTTTAATGTCTTCTTGTTGATTTGCAGATCTTGTTACTGGTGCTCTATTTTCTATATATACTATCTTACCAGAAAGGTTGTCAACGTCATCTTTAGTAAAAGCATCACTATCAACATCGACACCTTCTGCGACGAGCGTACCAGAAGTTCCACCTCCAGTTATTGCTTCACCTTCAGCAAATGGCAAGAATCCTGTAGCTTCAGTTTGATGAAAGTATAACCTATCACTATCAACTTCATCAACTAATGCTTTGGCTCCTGTTGTTCCGCCAGTTATTGTTGCATCTAAAAAGTTTGTATTTGCTGCTGCAGTTAATTTAAGAAACTTTAGTACTTTACCACTTGATGTTGTAAAATCAGAATCATCAGTAGTTTTCTTAGGATCTCTTATTAATGCAACTTGTCTAAAGTCTTGTCCTATAATGAAGTTGCTATCTTCAATGCCGTTTGGTTTTGTATTAAACATGAGTGATGTTGATCTTAAATCATCTCGAGGATCGGCGCCTAATCCACTATCAGGCCCTATAATGGCTCGAGCAGTTGCACCACTTCCACCACCACCCGTTATCGCTATACTTGCGAAATTATATCCTTGACCCATTGTCATGGCACTATCAGTACTTGAATCAAGTTCAATTTTTGTAACAGCTCCACCTGAAACAGTTGCAGTTGCTGCCGCTCTAACACCATCACCTTGTATTGTTACAGTAGGAGTACTCGTATAACCCGTACCTCCATCTGTTACAGTTATACCTATGATTTGTCCTGGGACTGCAGAATCCTGAACCAATGCCTGTTGAATTTCTAATACCGATAATGTTGTAGTACCTGTTAAGTCATTGACTCTTGCAGAATCTAATATTTTTTCTACAGGTAAAAAGTTTGCTGATAAAAACGCACTTGATCTTGCTGCACTAAGTGTATATAAAAATTTCCATACATATCCATCAGAAGTTTTAAATGGCTTTGTGCTTGTGCCAGTTGGTTTTATAGTAGATGTTGTAGCTGTACCAGCATTATTTTTAGCTTGTTGAAGAACCATATAAACTTGGTTATCTTCAGTTAAAACTGCATAAGGATTTGTGTCAGGTATACCTGTAAAATTATCATCATAACCTTGATATATTGATCCAGATGACCAGTTGTATCTTGGTACAACATATGATAAATCAGTTGCTGATTTTATAGATTGCAACCCGGCTCTTACATTCCTGATCGTCCTTGGGCTGTTTGTTGGTGTTGGAACTGTTTCTGAACTATCCCATGGTTCAGACCTACCAATTCCTATGTAGTACCTATTAGTTGTGTTTGCAACTTCATCAAATATTTTTTGAGTTAGTAGTTTTTTAAACGGGTCTGTAATTATTGCTGACATATTCTATTCCTTATGATACCGTTACTTCGCCTTGGTTTCCTACTAAGAACCAGTTTGATCCGTCCCATATACAAGTGCATCCATCATTTTGTGCTAATGCAAAATCTGTACCTTGAGCAAAATTAGTAGGTGTTACCGTCATGGCACCTGCACCTTTATTTGTAAAAATTTTATATTCTCCAACTGTTGTTCCATCTGCTAAACTTACTGACAGGGCAGAACCTTTATTTCCTATAATTAAAGTTGCCGAAGTGCTTGCTGCTCCATTTGCAGTTATTGTAGAAGACGTAAATGCCGCCTTATTTAATTCAACTGATCCTGTTCCTTTAGGTGTCATTATGATATTTAAGTTAGCTCCACCACCTGTCGCTGATAGAGTAGGGCCAGTTGTTGATGCTCCATTTGCTATTGTTAGTTCATTAACTGCACTTCCGGTTGTTGTAAATTTTATAAATTCATTTCCGTTAGCATCATTTAAAGACGTTCCTATTATAGGTGTATTAATAGTTGGTGAAGTTAGTGTCTTATTAGTTAATGTTTGTGATGCTGCTATTGTGGCAATAGTGTCAGCGCCACTTGGTATAGTTATCGTTCCACCATTCGTAATTGATGCTATAGTTGGAGTTGTTAAAGTTTTATTAGTTAGTGTTTGTGTTGCAGTATCTAATACAACATTACCGCCAGCATTTGGTAAAGTAATAGTTCTATCAGCTGTAGGATCAGTTGCAATTAATTTGGTTTCGTGTGAATCTGTGCTTGATCCTTCAAATATAATAGTGCCTTCACCACCTGAATCTTTTATGATAACTCTTGTACTTAACGTTGAACTATCACCTCCGAGCTGTGTATATAACTCTTGAAAGTTTTGATTTATTTTAGTACCAGCACTACGTAAGGTATCTCCTGTACCGTCGTTTGCCGATGAACCTACATTTATATTTTGTCTTGTCATGTTAAATCCTAATAAGTCTATTTATACTAGAAAGCCGAGTCAGTTACTCTTCTAGTGAATATTTCATTATCCATTGTTTCTAGTGTTATTGAGAAATCAGGTGATGCATTTTCATCACTATCTCTAATCGAACTATCATCAAAGGTAAATGAGTTTGGAGTTATTACTTGTCTTAATGTATGATAAGTTGTGTCAAGCTGTGATAGAGTAAAGTTTTGATAATCACTAACTAGCTCATTTAAATTAGTTCTAACATTACCACCACCAGAATCTATCAACACAGTTGATTGAACAAATGGTAATGAAAATACTGTAGAAGCTTCTGAAACTAATGTCGGTCCCGGTGATGAATCCACTAATGACAATGGTGCTGTCATATTAAAAGCACCAACCGTGTCGGAAATTACTTGACCTTTAAAATAAAAACCTGCAGGATGAATAAACTTTTTATATAATTCTGTCCATTTAGTTGTATCAATACCTGTTTTTACTAAGAGACCAAAAGTTTGGAATAACTCATTGTCTTGTAAAAATTTTAATGACTCAACGCCTATTTGGCTTGCAGAGTCTCCGATATTAAATATCGATTGTTTACCATATTCAACATCAGCAACTTGTTGAAAAAATAATCTAAAAAATTCTTGGAAACTAAATTTTGTACCTTTATTTCTCGCCAGTTCGGCAAGTCTTGTTAATGCATATCTTGTATCTGTAAAGTTTTCACCTGTTTCTAATCCACCAGCAAGTTCACGAACAAGATTATTTAATAAGTCACTAGGCATTTCCCTTGCGTCTTTTTTCGAAAACAACTGCCTTATGTCATCACCAAAAGCATGAGAACCATTATCTGAATCTAAAAAGTCATAGTATTTTTCTAGAAAAGTTACAAGTGTTGGAAACTCACTTGTGTAATATTCAGGTAGAGCTTCACGTACCTTTCTTACCTGAAAGTTTTTAAGCCTTCTTTTACTATGATAATTAATAGACATTAAATGCTAACCTGTGTATTTTGAAAATCAAGTAATGCTCTAGAAGTTGATGTTGATTGATCAATGTCAAGAACATAGTTACGTAATGGCCTTATAGTATTTTGATTTGCTGGTGTTACAGTTATTGATATAAAGTTTCCATCAATTGATGTAGGTTTAAATCCAACTAAGCTTACAACCCCGGTATCTTGATTATATGTTCCTGCATTATCAACTTCAACTGTACCGTCAATTGATACTATTTGTATCTTTGTACTATTTAATTTATTTTGTAGAAAACATTGTTGGCTGTTAAAAGTAAATCCTGATGAAGTTAACACTGGTAAATCTATAGCAGGTACTGCAAGCTTTACTGGAAAAGATATATCATAACCTAAAGATACATTATTAGTTGGTATAAATGTTTGTACCATCTTAACATCTATTTTCGAGTTTAATATTGCGGGATCCAATGCATCTATAATTGTAAGTAGATTTGATCTTCTAAAAACTTTATTGAACCTTTGTAAGTTTGTGTCAAAAAAACTATTAATTCTTGTTTGAACTAAATTTTGCATAGATTGTGCAGTTGAGCTTGTTAAGTCTGGATCTAAATTAAAAGTAGTTGTAAGTTGTAAATTCGTTGTTATAGGATCAACAAACTGAGTTGTAATTGACATCACTGACATGTTGTCCGTAAGATCAGTTTTTATTTGGTCTTTAACAGTTTGCTGAGTACTATCAGTAATACCATCTTTAAATTTTAATCCAACAAACACTACGCCATATATTGCTGGAACATTATCAGCACCACCATAAGATGTGACATCATCTAAATACGCACTAAAGTTTGATAATATCTGTCCTTTATAATCTTCTGCTGTAACTAATCTTCTCTGTGAAGTAAAAGCTATAGGAGCATTTTGCCTTATAGACTCTATACTTTCTTTAAAAGCACCACCTGCTGCATTTGATTCTGTCACGGTTGTTATATTATAAGCTACTGAGTTAACGGTTAGTGTTGAAGATGGCGTAAATGTATTTGCTGTATTTGCTGCATCACCTTGAGTCGACAAGTAATCAACTATTATCTTATTACCTGCCACTGGTGCTTTACCTGTAGTAAGACCATCACCAAATATTAATTCATAATATCCATTAGGAACTTCTTTAATTTGATAGTAGGTTGAATCGTTTTCTATTCTAACTGCTTTCTTAATATCTGTGTACGTATCAAAAAGAGTAGATGATGCTGTAGGAAACACACGAACTCTAATAGTTGTAGTATCCATCGTAACATCAGGTATCACATATATTTGTGTATCTGTCGTATCACCTACAAAAAATGTTTTTGTTTTTTCTGTTCCTTCAAAAACTGGTATTCCAGTTCCACTCGAACTATTTAAAAATTGATAAGTACCAGAACCATTATCATTTGCAGTAAAAGATTCTCTAGTTTGAAATGTATATGATGTTCCATCTACACTAGTTGTAAATTGTGTATTTCGTGGTAATATAATTGCATTAGGTCTTGGTGTTGTAGTAATACTTATTGATAAGTTTAAAGAAGCTTCTGGTGATACATAAGACCTTGGAACATATCCTAAGCCTTCTGCAAGTGCAGCTACTGAACTTCTTAATTGCGCTGTATTAATAAAAGATTCATTTAAAGCAAAGTTGGCATTTAAACCAGTAAAATGTGTGTTATATGCTAATACATCCAATATATTACTTAGTCCTGATGCTTCAAAATCATAATCGGCAAATTCAGTTTGTTGTTTTAAATATTCTTTTAATTTACTTTTTATGGTATCGAAGTCGAGTTGAGTTGATTTAATTGTTGTTGCCATTATCTTAACCTTGTTAAATCTATATTTGTAGTTACAGTTTCATTGGTGTTAACTACTCTAAAAGTTACTGTAACTTTTATTTGATGCTGATCATCATTTAGATTACTACTTATGTTAGTAACTCTTGCACGAGGCTCATATATTTCAATAGCATTTATTATTTGTTCTTCTAAATCTTCATCATCTATATCTGTATTAAGTGCAAATAATAATGAGTTTAAGTTTCCACCAAATCTTGGAAGGAAAGGTTTCTCACTAAAATTTGTAAGTAATAAATTCTTAACTGCCTGTTTCACAGCAGCTGCATCTGTTTTTTTAAATACATCGCCAGATGGCTTTTTAGCAAATGATAAGTCAATGTCTTTAGATACTTTTGTACGAGAAGTAAGTATAGTCTTACTTCCTAAGTTTCCATCCTCTATTGAAAAAGCTCTTACTGGCATATTATTTCCTTTGTTCTATTTATACAGTTATGTAGTAGGTAACGCTTCCATAAGCTCATTTGTTACTTGAGAAAAGTTATTATATCTAGTTTCAACTTCGTTTTTGTATGTCACAGTCCATGGAGGTGTTATCTCAGGCATTATTATTATAATTTGAGCATTTAATGATCCATCTGGATTGTAGTTGTCATAATCCAAAATAAGCCTTTCAAAGTTAAGTGTGTCTTTTAAATATACGGCTAAGTCAAATGTTTTTTCTATAGCAATCTCACCTTTCATATTAATTAATTCATATACAACGGCTCTTCCTCTAGACATTAAGTAATTAATTCCATCACTAACATCTAACTCTTCACCTTCTTCTGCCCTATATAATCCTTCTACTACTTGTAATCTAAAATCTTTAAATTCTCTAACTGCAGTATATGAGTTAACAGATCTTAAAACTCTTGCATGTAACGTATATTGTTTCGCAAGTTTTAATCTGACATTATCATCAAGTATATGAGTTAAAGTAACAGGATCTCCAGCACCACCTAAGAAAGTAGCCATAGTGATACCCGGTGCCAGTCTTGTTCTACTTGTAATATTGTCTTGAAACACAGGATTAAAGTTCGGTTCAGGTAGAGCCTCAGTTGTTTTTACACTTATAGGCTCACCTTTGAATCTTTCCATGGGTTTATCAGGATTGCCTATAACTGAATCCGGTATTCTTAAACTCTTTTTGCCTGAAACAATCCTATCAGTTGTCAATATAGCTTGTCTTGTAAAGAATGGTGATAACACACCTTCAGCTTGACACGCATTTGTAAACTTTTCATTATTAAGAGCATTAGGATCTCTTAATTTAGATCTCACTTGACGAGTAGTTAAATCTGTAGTTGATAGTCCACCATAATGAGTTTTTCTATTAAGCCTATCAAATAATCCACCAAAAGTATCAATAGCAACACGTTTTATAGCAACTGTAGATTTTTCTAATAATTCATTTAAGACCGAAGTTGTTGGCTCTAATGTATCTGAATCAGCTGCAGGTGTAATAGTTACTGTGCCTTGTGCACTACCAGCGCCAGCTCCTAATGCTGTAGCAACTGCAGACTTTCCTGCTGTACTAGCATTACCTGATAAATTACCATTAAATGTTGGTGCAGTCATTCCAACATCGGCAATCACACCTTGTGTAGCATGAACAGAAGTTGCATTAATTCTTGGTATACGAGCCGTATGACCATAGTAAACCATGTTTGTTCCACCTATCGTTCCGCTATCACCTAGCACTGCAAGTGAAGATGCAGTGGCATTTATACTTTTTGTTGATAATGAAACTTCATTTTCTGCAGTCATAAATAATGTGCCACCAACATTGTGTGCTTCATCTTCTCCAACAAATATACTGTTTGTTTTTTTAATCGTATTTGTGCTATTACCATGTATGAATGTAGTTGCATCTATACCTATAGTTTCTGATCTGCTTTCTATAATTTTTACTTCTTTACTTTTTCCTATATCTTGTTTATAACTTCTTTTAATAGTCTGATCAACATCACCATCAACTCTTAAATTAAAATCACCACCAACTTCTAAATCAAAATCACCTGCAACTTTTAATTTTAAGTTTCCGTTATAATGTAATTCGCCATCTCCATCAACTATAACCTTTTCGTCTTGTGCAGTAACTTTTATTGTATTACCTACTGAACCATATATCATAGTTCCATTCGCACGCATTTCTACACCTGATCCAGTTCTATGGCGTATCATTATACGTTCGGCATTTGGAGTATCATCATATTCTATAATGTGGCCTGATGATGTCTCTTTAACTTGGCTATTTGGATATATAGATGCCGGTTCATCTTTTAATTCTAAATCAAGATCGGCGTTACCACCGCCGAGTTCTACATTAACTTTTTTCGTACCTCTTGCTTTTTCATTTACAGAAGGAGAATTTAAGAAACTCTTTTTAGGATATGCTTCATTAGGATCATCAAAACCATTTGCTTTTTGAATACCTCTTGGTAATACTCTGTTAGTTGTTTTATTTTCAATTGCCATTTTTATACTCCAAAGGCATCTTTTATACTGTTTGTTAAATCATCAATTTTATTGACATCTAAATCTTTAATAAGACCATCAACATCACCCATAGTTCCATCTAGTTTATTAAAAAGCGCGTTAGCATTATTATCACCTATAATTTTACTTGCTTCACCTCGAGCCTTTGTTTTAGCGGCATCTAAGTTACCTTGAACATCAATATTTCCTGATTGTATTTCTTTTATTTTTGATTTCATTTCAGCTGAAGCTTCATCAATATTTACTGGTTTTTTTAGACCAGTAGTTTCATCAATCTTTTCAAATTCTTTTGTAATTTTACTTGGATTTATTTTTTCTATGTCACCGAGTTTAGTAGGAACAGATTTAACGAATTCAGGTGACTTAACAACAGCAAGTTCTTCTCTTGATTTGCCACCCGGATCTAATACCTCTAATGACGATCCTCCTAATATTATTTTATTATATTTTGCTCTAATAGCAGATATATCTATTCCCGGTGCAACCGTCTCAGTATCAATTTCACTAATACCAAGCACATAAATTTGTGGCATGGTGGCATAAGCAAATGCTATAATATCATCAATAGCTGTGGCTTGTTGAGGAGTTACAGGATTTGTTTCACCAGCTATTATAACAACATAGATCATTTTATTAAATCTCTCTGGAAAAAAATCTTCATTGTTTATCTCATTAAGCGGTCTACCCTTTTGTATAGTACCATCTCTCTTTACAACAAAGTGTGCTTGTATTCCAAATTTCTTCGTAGTACCTTCTGTTTCAAGAATTTTACGAGCTGCAGCACTAGCCTCTGTTGCATTTAATTTGCTTTTTTGTTCTTCTATTGTATCTTCTAAATTCCATTCTTTGTTTAACTTCTGTAAACCCTTTGCATCTTTAGCAAAAATATAATCATCAGTAGTATAATCAACAATTAATTGTGTTGGAGCATTTGGTCCTTTACTATTACATCTGGTACTCCCTTGAAAATAATCTAGTAACTTAACCTTTGATCCTATGGTTTCAAATACATAATCATCAGGTGTGAGAAATCCATTAAAGGTAGATGCTGAAGTCGAAGCACTTTGTTCTTCTTTTCCAATGTTTGGTGTCATGTCAGGTGTTAAAGTTCCTTTGGCAAGTGCTTTATTCATATTAGTACTAAAATCAACTTTACCAGTAGTAGCATCTTGGCCTTTCATTAATTTTTCAACGATTTGTCCTTTTTGTGCAGGTGGTATGGTAACTCCATCAGGAATATTTGAAATAGCTTTATTTATGTCAGTAGAACACGGAATTCCTTTTGCAGTAGCTAGCATATTTGGTTGTATATTTGCAAAAGACCTTCCTGCTTGAGGAACTAAATCACCAATCTTTCCTAAATTAAATGCACAGTTACCAAACAACTGAGCTCTTGCTTTAGTTACTTCCTTTTGTTTTGCACCAATAATATCTTCAGGCGATTTTCCTTCTTCTTTATCAGCCACTGCCTCTTCAACTTTTGCTAAAACTTTTACGCTTACAGTTGCTGGCATAAAGTTATTTGATAGCAAATTTTTTCGAGCTGCTGGCTTTAATCCCGGAGTATTTCTTGTTAAACTTTTTTGTATATCATCTAAAGTACCATTGCATATTTCAACTTTGTTTAAGTTTATAGAGTTCATTTTCTTTTTTAATAATTTAACCAGATTACTAGCATTAGGAGAAGAGGCCGTTGCCGATCCATCACCGGCATCTTCTTGTAGTATAACAGGCATTGGACTCTTAACGAAATCTTTAGACGGCTTCGATGTTACTCCGAAATTTAAAAACCCAGAAACTTTTTCACCGGGGTTTTGAAAGAAAGAACTTTTCATAACAGAATTTTTTATTTGTTCTACTTTAACAGTTGCAACTTCTGAACCTCCAGAAGCTTGAAAAATATTTAAGGCTTGTACATCTCTTAAGATTGGTGCATTTTTTGTAGCTTCAAGAAATTCATCTTGAGTAGATTCTCTCTCAAATTCAATTCTTAAGTAATTTACACCACCATTGACTAATGTTACCGAAGTTCCATTAAAAGTATAGCCTATTCCTTGTTCTAATAGAGACTGACTTAAGCTATTTGCTCCTGCTCTGACTTCAATAATTTTCGTTATTCTGCCTTTATCTTCAGGAGCAAAAGAAAATACCGTTCCATCAAATTTGCGATTTTTTCCTATGGGTCCTATACCAAAGGCAAAAGCTTTTCCATTAAGATTAAATTCTTCACTAGCCATATATTTTACTCCTCAGGATTGATAGGATCATCATCAACACCTGTGCCAAGTTTTTTCATTGTTTCTTGTGCAAATGCTATTCTTTGATCTGTGTGCGCAAGATCTTTGTTTGGTCTTTCATACTTATTTTGAAAAACTATGGTGGCATCTTTAAGTGTAGTTGTTTGTCTTAGTTGACCCATTCCTAAATATGGAAGAGTCTCTAATTCATGTTTAACAAATCTTAATTGTGTTTCCATATCTCTGTAATCTTTATTTATTCTACCAGCAAACTTTTGAAGCTCACCAAATCTGTTACCTGCTTTCTTTGCAGGATTCCATTGTGCTATTCCAAATGATCCTTCATCTTTAAATCCAGATACTGCTGCAGGATTAATATCACCTCTGTTTGCAGTTGCTCCAGATTCCACACAAAAGTTTCCAATCATGCCACAAGCTTGTTGAGGTGTAAATTGACCACCTTCAGGTGATATGAAAAAATTAAATGCCTTTTCAATATTAGTATTTCCATCAATAGGAATTGACACTGAAGGCAGTGATTCATCAATTGAATTTGTATTTGTTTCAATCTTTGGAATAGAACCTAACACCAAAGGAAGTTGTGAATTCTTTCCATCAAGAAATACACCAAAGACCTGTGCTCTTATTTTTAATTGTGAGTTTGCGCCTTGACCAGAACTACCGTCTTCAGTTACTGGCACACCAACTTGCGCCCAAGGTAAATCATCATCAGGAATATCTTCAGTATTATCTGTATGTATGCCAATTATCCTTACTTTGACTCTATCAAGTTTTAAAGGATCAACATTATTAACGACATATCCTATGAACCATCTAGTTTCATCACCGTAATAATTTGCCATTATAATTCAACCTCCACGCCTAATGACGCTACTCTCCCGCATGTAAGTTCAGTAGTAACTGCTTCATCTGAAAAAACATGTTTAGCTGTCATTATAAGATAATCTCCGGATTTTTTCAAATCAAACTTTGCGTTTTGATCATCTAAATAAGGATTGGTGTCCAAGAATCTAATTCTTATAGTCTTACCTATCGTATAGTTTGCATCACCTGTAATAAATTCTCTTCCCTTTACTTTAATTACAAGTGGAGTTTTTACTAAAAATTCTCTTAATGATTCTCTATTAATTTTTTTAGTTTGACCACCTGTAGTTTTTTCATCTTGATAACTTTTAAATGTTGTTCCTACTGTATCATAAGCACCAGAAGAGGCAATTTGTGATACAATTTTTGAATTATAATTACCTATTTTTTTACCTTTTACTGTAAACTCAGGAGAATGATTGTATCGAGAGTTTTCACCACCGAGAGCGTTCTTACCTATTAAAGTTTGAAACACATTATCAACGTCATAATCTACATTTGTAGGTATACCTTTAAACGTATCATGAAAAACATACTTTGCTCCTACATGACCGTTTCTCATAATCTTTAATAAGTTTTCCTGCGAGTCATACCTATAACTAGATATTAAATAATTTTTGGTGTTTTCATTTCCATCACCAGCACTAGGTGCATACATATATGGTTGCTCACCATTAATAGGTTGTTGCGTTAACATTTTTTCTAAGTCTTTTAAAACTAAATTTTCTGTACCAAGAGTTGAAAAGAAAAAGAAAGGAAGTCCATCACTAGTAGTTGCTCTCTTGTTTAACCACGCACAAGCTTCGAGTGGATGATAGTTTGGAACTATTATCTTCATGTCTCTTACATCATCTGTTCCTTCTATAAGAACCTCTTTATCTAAGAAACTTTCTGTAATCTTTTTTATAATACTAGTAGGAGATCCTACATATGACTTATTAACATTTTGTGCAGATGAATCGAATACATGATATTCAGTAAAGTGTAATACTACCAGTTCAGTTCTTTCATCAACTCTTACTACATTTTCAATCTTATCAATTAAGAACTCTTTTGTAATAGTATTAGCAGATACAGTTTCTTCCATGTGTTGAATAGTAAGAGTAAGCTTTTCTCCGCCTTGGAAATCAACATCTTGTAAAATATTTTCTTCTTCTTTAAAAGTTAGCCTACCAGTTAAATACGGTTTTTCAATATGTTCATAAATAATAAATTCAGATACTAACGTTCTTATATCAACTTCTGTACTATTACGTGTTGATGATATAACAGCATCAACTATTAAATAATCGGTGTTTGATTGTGCAGCTAATTCCATTTAACCTCTTAGTGACTTTTTAAAGCTTGTCACTATTCCATTAATTAAATCTGGTTTAATAACTTTAATTTGTTTTAAACTTTCATTTACATTGTAATATACATCTTGGTTTGTTTTACCAGTAAGCAAAGCTCCTGGGCCTATAGTTGGATCAATATCCACAATATCTCCACTACCATCTACATAGTGGCTTTCAGATAAATATTCTCTTTCTGCTGATACGGCAATAAGTGTTTCTTCTATACCTGATGAATTTGTAGAAGTAAAAGTTTCTCCTCCAGTTGTAAAAGATATATTTCCTTCCACGATAATTTGACCTAAGTCTATATTTCTTTTTATCACTTTACCACTTTGACCAGATGTATTACCAGATATCGTCTGACCTATCTTAAACTTATTAGCCAAATCACCATCTCTTGTAGTTATTGTTGTATTTGGAAAAACTTTATGTATGTAAGTAATTAGTTCCTGATTAGGTAGAGGCCAGCCTTGCTCTCTTAAATTATCATTTAAGAGATAAAATGTCCAGTAATGCAACGGTGTATCGTACAACTGTATCGATACTTGATCTGGTCTAAATCCTTCTTGTATGGTATGTGTGTTTGCAAAAGTAATATCATCTTTAATTTGATCTATTATATCAGCGTATCCGGATATGTTTTGAAATATAACAGGGTCTGGTTCGTCTCCAAAATTGTAACTAATATTTGAAAAATTATTGAAATATAACATTAGAATCCTTTCTCAACATCAAGTGATTTAAGAGTCTCATGTTCAACAAATGCCATTGAAATATCAATTTCATTAGGTTGTCCGTCAGTTCTAAATCCACCACCAGTAGGATTAATTGTTGCGTTAAAACTTCTTAGATAACAAGGCTTAATCTTTGGTAAATTTTTATTTCTTCTACCTTCAAATTTAAATATTATTTTAAATGCATTTGGAAAATGATAACCTATATCCGCTGAAGCTGTGCCAAAATTTACTGGAAATCCTTTTGGATATAGTTCTTTTCGAAAATGCTTAATTATTTTTTGTACTGTTCTTGCTTCATCTGGAGAAGTTGCTATTAATTTAAATTGAAATTGAAATTCACGTATGTTAACTCCTCTGAATATTGCTCTTACATTAGGGTTGACAATAAATCTATTAGCAAGAGTTGCTGCATTCCTAAACCCAGTCCCTGGTGTAAATCTATTATTTACTTTTGCAATTGCAAGTTTAAGAGTGTCTGTTACTCCTTGTGACACACCTGTTGTAGCACCCTCTCTGCCTAAGAATGTATCAACTAAAGCGCTTCCTTCACCTTTAATTGCATTAGCAGCAGCACCTAAACCTGACATGCCACCTTCCATTCCTGCTAATGTTGAAGCACCTAACACTCCTAACTCTGCATTAGTATCATATGCAACATTATCAACAAAAGACATACTTGGTGGAAAGTACATTGTTACTGTAGGCTCGCCTTTCTTAGGAAAAAAACTAGTACCTGATCTAACTGTAGGAGTAGATTTCTTTGCGACTGCGGCTTCAACTTCTGTATCTTTCTTTGCAATAAAATTTAATGCAGCCGCGTCATCCGCGTACGCGGCCGTACCAGAAACGTTTGATCTTTCTGCGGTATCAACCGAAATAGTAACAGGATTTAAATCTACACCAATATCAGATCCACCGGCACCTACAAGGCTACTGGAGTTTCTGACACCACGATTTGCTCCATCACTTAATCCATCCACAAGTCCCATACCTGCAGCTTTATTTCTAGCATCATCAGCTTCTTTTAATCTTGCTTGCTTAAGATTATCTTCTTGTTGTTTCATGTGAGACTTTTGACTCTTACCAGACTCAGGTGTAGTATATTCTAAAGTTTGAAATGATACTGTTGCCGCATAGGCAGGATTACCAGATACATCCAGTGGATATTCTAATGTGCTACCACCTGCACCAAAGTTTTTAAATAAAGCACCTAATAATGACTGACCTGCTTCTGCAAATTCTTCGATTGCACCTTCAACGTTACTAAAATTTTTGATTGGATTTTTTAATCCGCCTCCACCTTTGAGTGTTTCTCCAAGAGGTCCAGCTTTATCGAATATTTCCATGCGTAATCCTTATAGATAATATTAAAGTATTATTTCTTTATTTATAACGAAAATCATGGTTTATTCTGGTCTATATAAAGCGAAAAATGTTACAAAATATAAAGGAGACCACACCAATATAGTATATAGGTCTTTGTGGGAGAAAGCTGTATTTCAGTGGTGTGATAAGAATCCTAAAGTAAAGCAATGGAGTTCAGAAGAAACCATCATACCATATTACTATGAAGTCGATAAGAAGTATCATCGTTACTTTGTTGATATGAAAATAGTATTTGATGATAAAATACTTTTAGTAGAAATTAAACCAGAAAAAGAAACAAAGCCACCTGAAGGACCTAAGCGAACAAAAAGGTATGTAGCTGAAGGTTTAACATATGTTAAGAACATGAATAAGTGGGAAGCTGCAAATGAGTATGCAAAAGATCGAGGGTGGGAGTTTCAAGTGTGGACAGAGAAAACACTACAAGAAATGAAGTTATTAACTAAACCTGTCCCTGGAAAACTTAAAACATATAAACCTTTAGCACCATATAGAAAAAAGCGTAGAAAACGATATAAATAGTCTTATGAGTAACTTATTTCAAAAACTTGAACTTGAAGCCTTTCGAAAAGGAATAACACCACGTACGCAGGAGTCGCGTGATTGGTTTCGTAAAAGAGTACAACAACTGACTCGTATTAATCGTGAAGCTTTAATGAGAGAAGACGAGATTAACAAAGTAAGTAGTCCAATGTTAGGTAGTATGATGATGTTTTTTTATGATCCTAAACTTAAAGACACACTTCCATATTATGACACATTTCCTTTAGTGATACCAGTTGAGAGAGCAGAAGGTGGATTTAAGGGATTAAACTTACACTACATTCCTCCAGTTTTAAGAGCAAAGTTTTTAGATAGTTTACTTGATGTAGTCAATAATAAAAAATATGATGAATCAACGCGATTTACTTTAACATACAGATTACTCAAAGGTGCATCAAGATTTAGATTTTTTCAACCATGTTTTAAACACTATTTATTAGATCATGTTAAATCTAGGTTTGCACAAGTGCCAGCGCCTGAGTGGGAAATTGCCACATTTTTACCAACTGCAAGTTGGAAAAAAGCTTCTGCTGGAAGAGTATATTCAGATTCGAGGAAAATAGCAAATGGCTAATAGTGTAGATGAATTAAAAGCTTTAGCTAATACAAAGTTAGGATTTGCTAGAGCAAATAGGTTCTTAGTTACATTACCAACGAGCTTTGGTGGTGGCGGTGGATTACTACAAGGAATAATTGGATTGTTAACTGGTGGCGGAGGTGGAGCATCAGGCAGAGAATTAAATATTCTTTGTTCTAGTGTAACATTACCCGGTAAGATTACTCTTACTAATGATAGAAGAATAGGCATGGAGTTTCAAAAAGTAGCGTATGGTTACGCTATCGATGATGTATCAATGACTTTTTATCTTATGAATGATTATGGTGTAAAAGAATATTTTGATGCTTGGCAAAATACTGCGATACCAGAAGCTGGAAGAAAGGCGTTTAAAAGTAATTATAAAAGTCAATATGCAAAGTCAGTAACTATACACCAATTAAGACAACCACTAAAAGGATTTTCAAAACAAGTTGGACCTATTAGGTTTGGTGCTGGAATCGGTGGAGGAACTGTATACTCAGTAGAATTATTAGATGCGTTTCCAATATCATTGAGTGCAATAGAGTTAAATAACGAGCTAGATGGATTGGTACAACTAACAGTAACTTTAGCTTACACAAACTGGGCACGTTCTAGTAACACGCAAGGATTTATTAATATGGACATTGACACACCACTAGGTGGAATAGATTTACTATAAGGAGTGAAATGAAATGGCTTTACCAAGGCTAAAAAATGATATACCAAAATATGAGTTAACGATACCTTCGACAGGAAATACCGTTAAGTTTCGACCTTTTCTTGTAAAAGAGCAAAAAGTTTTACTAATGGCATTTGAATCAAAAGACAACAGACAAATACTAAATTCAATGTTGGATTGTTTATCAAGTTGTGTGCCAGATGCACCACTAAATGAACTTGCAACTTTTGATGTAGATTATATGTTTAGTCAGGTTCGTTCTAAATCAGTTGGAGAGACATCGACAGTAATGCATGCGTGTTCAAACTGTAACGAAGAAAATGAAGTGAAAATAAGACTAGATCAAATTAAAGTTGATATTAGTGAAGATTTTAAAAAAATTAAAGAAGTTGAAATCGATAAAAACATTATAATTGAATTAAAATATCCAAGTTACGTTGAAGTAAGTAAGAACATGAAATCTGAAGATGAGATGTCAGAAACTGAGTTATTAGTTGATAGCATAACTGCATGTATGAAAGCAGTAAAGACTGAAGATGAGTATCTGTTAATTAAAGATGAATCTAAAGAAGAGATTGAAACATTTATTAATTCATTAACTAATCAACAACTTGAATTAATAACTAATTTTGCACAAAACGTTCCTAAATTAAAGCATACTGAAATGTATGAATGTAAAAAGTGCAAGACTGAAAATAAAATTGAGTTAGAAGGCTTACAAGATTTTTTTTAGTAAACCTCTCTCATGAAACGTTGATGAATTATTTTCAGACGAATTTTTTAATGATGCAGCATTTTAACTATTCACTTACAGAACTAGAAGAAATGATGCCGTGGGAGAGAGAGGTTTATTTAGTTATGTTAAACGAGCATCTTGAAGAGAAAGCTCGTGAACAACAAGAAAGAGCAAGGTAATGGCAGAAGTAACACTATCGACCATCAATAATACTCTAACAAGAGTCGATGATAACACTGAAAGTACCAGTAGAGGTATTGGTTCATTTATCGACTATCTTAAACAAAAAGAAGATAGAAGTTTAGAAAGATTAAGAGAAGAAAAAGCACAGGCTCAAAAGTCAGTAGCTACATCAGGCTCTAGTTCTCCTACTAGATCTTCTAGTGGTGGAATGTTTAGTGGATTATCTGGTGCATTAAAAGGACTTAGCCTTGCAACTCTTGCACCAATGATAGGTAAAAAACTATTGACAAGAGTATTAGGACCTGCTGCTATAGCAATGTTTGCCGATGACATAGTTGAATTTTTATTACCTGAAGGATTTGAAAATCAAGCCATAAAAGATGCATTAGCTGGTGGTCTTACCGGTGGTGCCATAGGATTTGCCGTAGGTGGTCCATTAGGTGCAGCTATAGGTGCCGGTATCGGCGCGCTTATGAAAAATGAAAACTTTAAAAATGCAATGACTGAACTTGGTACCACACTAAAAGAACAAGGGAAAGTTTTATTAGAAAAATTAGAGCCAACAATAATAAGATTTAAAGAAAGCTTTGTGAATTTATTTAATTCATTAGGGATAACAAAAGAAGGAGTGACTGAAGGTTTAGCTAAGGCTCTTAAAGTCATAGGTGATTCTGCAGCATCTGGAGTTGAATCTATTACTAAGTTAATCAAGGGTGACTTTGAACCTATGGACATCGTAAAAGGAATAACCACTCTAGGTGCGGTTGCTGCTCTTTTAATGCCAGGGAAATTTGTAAAACTTCTTGGTTTATTAGCTGGTAGAAAAGGTCTTCTTGGTGTGCTTACAAAAGCTGCAGGTGCTCTTGGTCTTGGATTTGGTGCAGGTGCTTTGGCTAAAGACGCACCGGAAGCAGGTGGAAAACCAACTCCAAAACCACAAGCCGGATCAGTTGTTAGATCTGCAAAAGGAAATCTTATGATTGCTGGAGCTGATGGAAAAGCAACAGCAGTAAAAGCACCTCCCGGATCTAAAGTTGGTGATGTTCCAAAAGGATCTGGTGTTGCTGGTAAATTTGGTAGAATGGCAAAGTTCTTAAGACTTCCCGGAATAGCACAGCTTATGGCCGGATATGATATCTATAGTATATTAAATTCAGATTCATCAAGAGGTGAAAAAGTTAAAGCTTTAACTGAAGTTTTTGGTGGATTACTAGGAGGTGTTGCAGGCTTGAAAGTTGGAGGTCTGATTGGTGGCGCTTTAGGAACATTGGGGTTTCCATTGATTGGCACAGGTATAGGTGGTGTTCTTGGAGCAGGATTAGGTTACTTTGGAGGTAAAGCGCTAGCCGGATCAATTGCTGAATTTTTACTAGGTGGCGATGCTAAACCTAAGATGCCAGTAAGCCCTGCAGGAAGCGATTCAATGAGAATGGGTAGAGGTGGACCTACGCAAACGTTTACTAAGCCGTCTACTTCTGGTGATGCTATAAAAAGTCAAGTTAATCGTGGAATGAGCCCAGGAGCTATGGGTGGATCTAATGTATCATTTTCAGCAGATACTAATACTAACATAAGTAATAGTAATACTACCAATGCTTTAATATCAAATGGTCCCGCAGTTGACCTACAGGACCAGATGTTAGGTGGTCTTACTTAGTCTTGCTTTGCAAGTTTTGAGAAATAAGACATAGTGTCTTCATCTTCACTACTAATTTCTTCTGCAGTAACTGGTTCGACAGCCGCAATAGGATCATTTATTTTTATTTCTTCCTTTACGGTATAAGCACCAGCGGTTGCTTCCTCACCAAGAACTCTCATTAACTTAGACTTAAGTTCATCATAGGTCTTATAGTTCTTAGCATTAGTAAACTCCGATAAGTCATGCATCTTATTATAAGTATCTTCTAACTTTGACTCATCTTCACCTAAGAATGGTGCAGATGATGCAAACTCAGATTTATCATAGTTTCTATAACCTTCAACATTTCTTATCTTTAACTTAAAGTCAGCACCTTCCCAAAAATCAAATGGATCAACTGGTGTCTCATCAGCAAATGATGGATTCATTAAGTCATAAATTTTATCGAAGATTTTTTTACCATACTTGTATAAGAACACCTTACCTTCGTTTTGAGGTGCAGATGGATCACTTACTACATAGATATTTGATACATAATGTAGTCTTCTCTTTTGAGCTCTAGCCTTATCTTTGTCAGACTCGATACCTGAGTTCCATAACCTAGAGTTTAATTCACCTACAGGATCAGGTTGACCTATTGATGTTAGTGAGTTCTCAATATACCATTGACCAGTGGGGCCTTTAAACCCGTGATCCCAGTATCTTATAAATGGAAGGCTATCTTCTTTACCAGGGAGAAACCTGATAACAGCATAACCATTACCTGCCTTATCGACAGTTGGCTTCCACATTCTCTCATCGACATAAGATTTTGTCTCACCACTGTTAGTGGCTTCAGCTGCTTGAATAATTTTATTGATATTTGAACCGCGATTGCGTTTTAATGTTTCGAACGACATATATTTTCTCCGTATAACTGTAATATTGACTGAAGTATATTTCTGTATTTAGATATAGTCTCGCCCAGATACCCTGAGGCGAAAGACATACCTATATTATATATACACATTTAGTTAAATAATGATGAGTCAATGGCATTTTTTTTCGGTAAGAAATTTAGTTCCATCGCCTCAGCTTCGAGCTTATCTTTAATAACTGGTGATATGAACTTCCTGATATCTTCAATTTCGATTTCATTCTTTTCACATACCTTTATTATAGCATCCATATAAGGTATCTTAAGTTCAGCTACTGTACTTTCGATAAGCTTTGTAAATTTAGACTTTGTTAAAAATTGTTCTTCTATTTTCATTTGTCTAAAACCCTTAGTAATATTGTATCTTTATTAATCCTACCATTTGGTACTCTAGTTTTAGTTTTAAGAGTTTGCCAAGCAGCATCAATTTGCTTTGGAGTTTTCTGTAAGACAATAGGTAAGAAGTCAAGTGGTTTACGTAGGCATATAGCTCTACTTAAACCTTTTGAGAAGTTCTTAATTGTTGAACCAGATATTTCAAATCCATTAACACTTTCGGTAACATATTCAATAACATTTTTATTATTAGTATTGAATGCATATAACCTCGTCTTAGTTGGTATTTGTATTGGATTAATAGATACGATTTTAAATTCGTTATCTTCTTTTTTGTATTGCACTTTAGCAACTTGTTTGTCAACAGACTTTGGTCTCTTAACTTTAACATTTCTTGATGCCTTAGTTGCTGATCTAATTCTTTCAAGATCAGCCAACATAGCTTGGCATACTTTAATTCTGTGATTGAGAGCTGACCGTTTAAGGTGGGAGTAACCTTCGACAGCTTGATCGCATCTTTTGTAGTATGCGTCTTCATAATCAAGAAGCCAGCCCTCAATCATTGGCTTAACGTAACTTATGGCAGTGTTTGTTAAGCCGTGGTACTTGAATCTATCGTATATGTTAATAGTGGCATCGTCACCATCGATCCACTTGTCTTCTAGTTCAAGTAATTCTTGCATAATTGTATTATTAATTTTTCTCATTAATTTTACAGTTGGTGATATTGAAACAATATTATTTGCTTTTTGCTTTTCTTCATATAACACTTTACCTTTTTCAATTAAAGGTATCATTTTATCAAATAAGTTATTTAAAAACTCTTTAGCGATATTACCATCAGCATCATTATTTTTATATAAGTCATTATTATACCAAAACGCAGTAGCTGCATGATGTGTCATTGAAAAATGATATTCTGGATTTGCTAAAATATACTTAGCTGGTTGAGGAAAGTTTTTCTTAACCCACGTCTTAACTTGACTTACACAATCTTTCTTATCAACCTGTAAATGAAAGTAATCCTTTACGGCATTGAAACCTTTGTCAACTGGAATACCAGCTAAACCTGTACGAGCTCTTGCTCTTAAAACTTTCTTTTTAGTTTTCTTACCTTTTAATGCTGTTAAACTCATAATTTATTCTCCCTTATATAATCGCCAACTGCGCCTTTAACAATATTTGGATATTCACCTAAGTAAGTACCCGCTACTAACATATCTTTGGTGAGTAGATATTTGTGTGGATGATCGATGGCATCCCAGTTATCTAAGATATGTTTTGCTAACTCATCAAATTCATGATCAGTTATTAAATTTTTATCCAGCTTATAATATGCATAAGAGCACATTAAATATTTTGCCACAGGATTTTTCATTAAGCATGACCTCTTAACTTAAGAGACTCATTCATTGCTTCAGTATCAGTGTAATACTTATCCTGATGAGCAATATTAATTTTAGTAGATATGGCAGTAGCCAATCCACTATTCTTTTCAATCAACTTTTGAGCAAACTCATCTTGGTGAGCTGGTGACATTGCTTCTAGTTGTTTGATGATTGTATCATAATTGAACATATTTAACTCCACTTTTTTTATTTTATAGATATATTCTACCACAGTTTTTCGTCTTTGTAAACAGTTTTTTAATTAACATGTTAATTACGCCTCATTGTAGCGTATTCTTTAGCATCAGCATTTTTACTTACAGGTACCATATTTGACTTATGCATAGTAGCAATACCAGTGATGAAGGTACCAGTGTAAGTATTTTGTTTGGACTTACCAACAATAGGACCGGTGTAGTCACTAGTTGGTAGAGAACGTGAAAGCTCTTTATAGTTAGGAGCTTTGATTCCTGCATTCTTTGTTTTATTTTTAAGTTGTGATGGATGTACGCCACGCTTCATAAGCCATGCATCATGCTCGGCTTGAGCTTTAGCCCACCCTGGTTTTTTGAAAGGTTGTTTACGTCTTTTGTTGTTATTGTTGTTTACATAAATTGGCATTAGGTGCATTGTCATAATATAATCCTTAATTGTTATATACTATTCTATCACAAAAAATAAGCATTGTAAAGGAAAAAAGCAAAAATAATTAAAATAATTGCAATAGCATATCTAAACATAAATGATACTATTGCAATAAAAGAGCCAACAAGAAGTGCGCCGGCTACCGCGAAGAAGAGGAGTTGAAAAAATAGCGGGTACACTTCTTGAAGATCGGTTAGACTAAGCATTACGTATTATACCTTTGTCTATATTCAGGTCCGGCAATTGGATTTGAATCGTTTTTAAGATGCCTTATTTCTTCGTTTAATTCTTTTATACGTTTATATAAAGCATACTTCTCTTTCGTTTCTTCAGCCAATTGCTTTTTTAGTAAATCAACCTCAGTGACAGGTCGGTTCGTCATCTTCAATTCCCTCCAATTTAAAAATGAATTCCATGCCGTTATCATTATGAGACTGATGAACCATTTCACCTAACTCATAGTCTTCACCTTCAACGGTAAAGATGATTTCATTTTCATCATTAAATTTTTTAATTTTAGCTTTTTCAAAATTTATTACATTAGATTTTTTCTTTGACATATTATCTCCTATTTAAAACTCCAACCAATGTTAGCTTTAGCCCAGTCATTACCCATATCCTCGACGATAGCCAGTACAGCGTTATCTCTTGGAAGAGTATCCATCATTGAAAGCTTTTCATCAGCCCACTTATACCTACCAGAAAGTAGTGACATAAGAACGACTTCAGTATCTAAAGCATCTTGTTTGTACATATCAGCCATTTCTTCTTTAATGGCCCATTTGGTCTTTGATGTTTTTGTGAGATCTTTAATTAGTTTTTTTAAATTTGAAAATGACATTTTAACTCCTCTTTTTTCATTTTATAGATCTATTCTACCATAAAAAAGAAGCTTTGTAAACTGTTTTTTTCAATATTTTTAATTTTTTTTATTAACTTGTTAAATGTTTTGCGTGTATCTTACACCCAATAAAGTTATTATAAAAGTCTTTGCGAAATAAGACATCATTGTCAAACTGTAGCTTAGCCTCATAATAAGACATTTCGCCTTTGGTTTTACAAAGTCTTAATATTTCTCTTTTAAAATTTACTCCTGATTCCACAAGCTTGCATACTTCATCGGACGAGCTATAATATTCTTTCCAGTTTGATTCTGTACGCGTTCGTACACGTCTCTTACGTGTTTTAGTGATGGGAAGAATTTTAGGTTTCCAGAAGTTTTTCTTTCCAATATATTTTTTGTTGGAATCGACTTCTGTGATTTGATAGACAAATCCTTGGTATTCTTCAGGAGTTTCTTCGAATAATTTATCATTATAATACCACATGATTATATTTATTCATGTTCTTCAACTTCTTCAGCCTCAGCTCTTCGTCCACAATTTGGACAATACTTTGGCTGTTTGTAAAAGGCTACATAAGTTACCTCATCACATTCTTCACATTCTATTTTGTAGTCTTTCAAGTATTTCTCTCTTTCTTTTTTCAGATGCAGTAAACCATTCTGCTATTTCTTTTTGTGTTCTACCACATCCAATACAAAAATCATTTTCAAGAGTACATACTTTAATGCAAGGTGAAACAACTTTAGAAATCGATTTCGCAGGCGCCACCTGCACATGCGGCTGCACCGAGAGTGTCAACATCTGTATATTTTCTTTCTTTTATATCTTCTTTCCAGTCAACTGTTTTTAAAGTTGATTGTATCTTATTCCACTTATGTAATAAGTATGCATCTTTTAAACAGTGTTCAGCAAGTGCTTTGTCTGATTTTAAATAATTGTCAGCAAATTTATCAAATCTTCTTATCCAATCTCTCTTCATTGCATTCTCTGAAGATTCTAAAGATATGTCTTCACCAAATCCTTTTGCTGTAGAACACGCATCCCATAAGTTATTAAAACATTTAAGAGCATCAACGACCATACCAGATGCAAAGACTGCAGCATTGCCATACTTCTTTACCATATCTTTTGCAGTAATAACTGCAGTATTTGGAGCTTGATTGTAGTCTTTATCACCAGTCATAGGTAAAAACGAAATACCAGCAAATGAATCTCTATTTTCAAATACATACTTTTCAACTTCATCCCAATCATCTACAATAATAGTATTTGATACGTTATGTCTTACTCCTTTATCGGCACAGAGTTCTTCATTAGTACCAGCTTCAACCCAGTGCTTTTGAGCTTTCTTAACTAACTCTAAGTGCTTAACGCCTAATAAGTCATCTTTATACATCGATCCTTTATTTGGTAATATAGGAAACGATACAACAACATCTGTGCCACCAGCTGACCATACTGATTCTTCAACCATGTAAGGATTAGTTTTCATAATTGCTTGAGTTATCTCAGATTCTTTATTCATTTGTACATTACGTATGTACATTGGTGAGTGTTCAGCATGAATACCAGATGCAGTTTGTAATAATACAGATGCATTACCACTAGGCTTAACACAAGTTGTCCTTGCTGCTGGATTAATTCCAATTATCCTAGCAACTTCTCTATTTACATCTTTAACTATCTGTGCACCTTTTTCAAGTATCTTTTCATTAAAAAGAATATCAGGATTATTCATCCATCCTGTAATTGAAACTCCAAGTAAAGCCTCTCTATCAAAAATAAGTTTTGAAGTGTCGGTTAAAAACTTGAAGTCGGTGTACCCTGCTTGTAGGGTACCGAGGATAGACGCTGCTCGACATGCCTTATAAAAGTCTTCCTCGGTATTGCATTTGCCTCCATTGATTTCAGTTAGGTTGCAACCTTGCCAACCTGACTTCTTATTGATCTGCGGATACATACCAATCTCAACACATGGATTTGTAGTATGTTCTTTAGATTCAACGAAGACGAACCCGGGTTCGCCAAATTGTTTAACAGATTCCATGATCTTGCCAAACTCTTCTGGTGTGGTCTCATCTCTTACAATAACTGCAGAGTTATTTGACCTACCTCTTTGTGGATTATCCATAAACCAATTACCAGTTTTTGCATTCATCATTTCTTCGTCATCTGGCGAAAAAAGACAAATTGTTGCTGACCTTCTTACACCACCGGACAACACAGCATCTGCTGCGTGCATAGTGATATCATAGGCATCAATTGGTTTAATGTCTATTGGCTCTTTTGAGTCTAATACAATACCTTGTAATAAATGTTCTATCTTGTCTAAAGACCTACGTAAACCGTTTGGCCCTGGTGCCTTAAATCCTCCGGATATAAAAGCTCCTTTAGGTCTTATTTGTGATAGATCGAAGTACACTCTTCTTCCTTCATACTCTGGATATTTACCTCCGCCTACAAAGAAGGAAGACATTAACACGTCTAAAGCTGAAGCCCAACCTTCAATTGAATCTTCAACTATGTAACCTTTTGCTTGTTTAGTTCTATTTTGAATTTTTGGTAATTTTTTAATATGATGCTTTTGTACAGAGAATCCTGCACCGGCACCACATAATAAGATATAAAACACCTCACCAAAAAATTCTGGCCTATTAACATAAGAGGACGTACAATTGTACATTCTCATTTGATGTTTCATTAACTGCTCGCCTCCAAACTGAAGTGCACGCTGAGCACCAAGAACACGCTGTTCTTTATATGCAGTACGAGCTTCTTCTAAGTATTCACTTAATTCATTATTATTATTCATATAATTTTTGTCGTGCATTTCAATAACGCGGTCGACAGCCTCATCCCAAGTTTCATATCTCGTGTCTTCATCTTTAAAACGAGAATAACCTTCATAAAACTTTGTTTGAGACAAAAAATCCCTCGTGTCAACAAATTCTTGTTGCATTTCTTTACCTCTTTTATCTGATTATTTTTTTACTATATTAGATATTATATATTAATTTTAAGATTTTGTAAAGGACTTTTTAATCAATATCATCAAAATATTTTTTAATCATTTGTAACACATCATCATACTTAGCCATTTCCATCATTTGTTTTTCAAGCTCTTCCATTACTTGTGGATGCTCTCCAATACCAGCTGGATTATTCATATATACTTGTGCTGTCGCTTTTGCCATAGCGATCTTGCCTTCAGCGTGTTTTTTAAGTGCTTTAATCATTTCATTTTCAAAATCAATTTCCATTACTTTATTCCTATTTTAGCGTTTACTTTTCTATGTTTATTCCAAGCAACAAATCCACCTATTCTTAAAGCCCAATAAGCTAATTTATTTAATAGATGAAAACCATTTTGCTCAATATTTATATCACGAAATATCTCGTCTGCCTTCTTTTGAGTTATAGT